AGTTATAGGGTCTTGGTACTGCTGGCGTCCAACTGATACACCCTACGCATCTTGACACCCACAGATTGGGCGAATTTCTTAGAATCACACTTGTTGCACACGTGTTTGTAATCGTTTGAAGCACGGGCTGGATCCACTTTTGACTTGGGCCTCATGAATGTGTCTGAACAGGCATCGCACCGGAACACGTAGATCAGGTTCTTCCTGCGATAGTTGTGCATGGTACCCAGTTTGCTCTCCCTCTTGTACAACTTCATGGTCTTTAGGGTTTCTATGAACATATTAGTATTTAATAAATACGAATAACACATTATGGCGAGATTAACAATAGACACAGGAACGGCAGGAAATCCAGCAACGGGTGATACCTTACGTACCGCTATGACCAAGGTCAACGCCAATTTCGCGGAGTTGGCTGGTGATCTACAGATGTCAGGCAACACTTTATTGAGTGCTGACACTAACGGAAATATCATACTGGATCCAAACGGAACAGGACAGGTACAGATAGAAGCAGACAGACTTGTGATCAAGACCACGAAAACTGCGACTGCTGTAGGGAACACGGGTGACGTGGCAGGTTCAATCAGTTGGGACGCAACAAATTTATATGTATGCACTGCGAACTATGATGGTTCAACAGTGATATGGAAAAAGATCACACTAGCGAGTATCTAACATGGCTCAGGAAGTAATCAACATCGGAGTACAGGCTGATGATGGTACGGGAGATACCATCCGAGGTGCCGGCATCAAGATCAACAACAACTTCACGGAACTGTTCGCGACCAGTTACGTATCGTCACAGATAGACTTTATAGGAAACAACATCAATGCCACCTTGTCCAACTCCGATCTATCACTCAGCGGCAATGGCACCGGTATAGTCAGGTTCTCAGATCTTACCATAGACCACACCATAAGGATGTCAGACAACGAGATACGTGTGAACACGTCAAACGCTGATCTTGTGCTGACCGCTAGTGGCACCGGAACTGTCATGATAGACAATGTGGACATAAACGGAGGCAACATAGACGGCACACCAATAGGCTCATCAACCCCAGCGGCGGGGACCTTCACCGCTCTCAGTTACGACAATTCGCCACTGGTCATCGATGGCGTCACCGTGGCGGACAACACGATCAAGGCCAACGCATCAAATTCCAACCTGGAACTGGGTGCCAACGGAACGGGTTATGTTAGAATAAACGGAATAAATCTACCCAACAGTGACGGAGTGGGGGGACAAGTACTACAGACAGATGGGAGTGGACAACTGTCTTGGTTCACATCACCCTTGCTGTTCGATCAGACAAATCTGGACGATGGCACGGTCACCTTGAATGGTGATTCTACCACACAGGTCATAGACTCATTCAGTGCCTCCACATATCGCAGTGCCAAATATCATATACAGATTTCAGATGCCACAGCGGACAGATACACATTGATAGAAGCAAACGTATCACACGACGGATCAACGGCGTATATCAGTTCATTTGGTGAGGCCACCAACGGACACGGTGACGGATCCACCATATACGACTCGATCGACCTGTCTATAGAAATTTCAAGCGGCAACGTTAGATTGCTGGGAACAGTAAATAACACTAACAGCCAAGTAATAAAATTCGTGAGGAGATTAATAAAAGTATAATGGCACAGATAACTTTAAATGTAGGATCAAATGCTAACGACGGAACGGGCGATACCTTACGTAGCGCCATGCAGAACGTGAACACCATGTTCACCGAACTGTACGCATCACCGTTGTTCGCGAGTGGCATCACAGTGAGCGGCAACAACATCACGACCACTAGGAGCAATGATGACCTTGTGCTATTGCCCAATGGCACAGGATCAGTCACGGCACCTAAGATCATAGTGGACTCGAACATCTCCATAACCGACAACGAGATCACAACAACACAATCAAACTCCGACCTAGTGCTTTCTGCCTCTGGAACCGGATACGTCAAAATAGACAATGCGGACATAAACGGTGGCACAATAGACGGCACGGTGATCGGGGCCAACTCGGCCGCGGCGGCGACTTTTACCACACTGACAGTCAACAATTCAATGGTGATTGATAATATCACAATAACTGATAATACCATCTCAACAAATGTATCAAACGCCAATCTCGAACTTTCAGGCAACGGCACGGGCACGGTATCAATCTCTGGATTCCTGTTCCCAACATCAGACGGAAGCACGGGACAGTTACTAAAGACAGATGGCAGTGGAAACCTAGGGTTCGCGGCGTCGGGCGCCACGCTGAACCATTCGGACGTGAATGACAACACCGCGACCATTTCATCTTCCACGACCGACACGGTGGACAGTTTTGATTCCACAGTGTACAGGAGTGCGAAATATTACATCTCTATTTCAGATGCCACAAACAGCAGGTACGAGATAGTGGAGGCCAACGTGGTACACGGACCCAGTGCGGACAGCACCATAGAAGCCTATGTGACTGCCTTTGGTAGCACGACGTCACACACGTCTCCCTTGGCCTCGTTCACGGCAGACGTCAACAACGGTAACGTGAGACTGCGTGCCACGAACGAATCCGCTGGATCACTTGTGTTCAAGTTCCAAAGGACACTTATAGACCTGTAATAATTACATTAGGTTTATAGAATCTACGATAAATATCCATAACAAAAGGAAAAACAACACATGGCAAGACAGAACATCAACATAGGATCTAGCGCCAATGATGGCACGGGTGATCCATTAAGAACGGCATTTGACAAGATCAATGACAACTTCATAGAATTATACGGTGCAGACAACGACATTAACACGTTGGATGCCAACATGGACGTCAACAACTACGCCATAACCACGGGAGTGACTAACGGTGACGTTACAATCACACCAAACGGCACAGGAAGCATCAAACTGGGAGCAATGAAATTCGTTGGAACCACAATGAGTTCAGATGACTCTTCACAGATCACACTGGCAGAAAATATACAGACCACGGGCACACTGAACGTGTCAGGTGCGACCACATTGGCAACATCATTAACCTTAGCATCTGGATCCACTGTCACGTCAATACTAGACGAGGATGCCATGGGATCAGATTCAGCCACAGCACTGGCCACACAACAGTCGATCAAGGCCTACGTTGATTCACAGGTCACGGCACAGGACTTGGACTTCCAAGGTGACTCGGGCGGGGCACTGGCTGTTGATCTAGATTCACAGACTTTCACCATCGCTGGTGGCACGGGCATAGACACAGCAGGTTCAGGACAGACCTTGACTGTAAACATAGATTCAACGGTGGCCACACTGACGGGTACACAGACACTTTCTGGAAAGACCTTGACCGCACCAACAATCAACGCGGCCACAATGACTGGAACAGTGACCGTAGATTCGTTGTCTTTTGCTGACAACACCATCACAACCAACGCTTCGAACGCCAACCTCGAGTTGACCGCTTCGGGCACAGGAACTGTGGAACTGCTGTCTAATACTAATGTTACAGGTACACTAACCACTGCGGACATAACCACTACTGGAACACACACAGTGACGGGACAGTCCGATATCGACTACGTGAGGATCAAGGACAACAAGATAACCACCAACGCCACCAACGCCAACCTGGAACTCGCGGCGTCGGGCACTGGAGTGGTTGATGTTAAAAATGCCATGACCACCGTGGGACAAACGATAACAGGAAACGTAGTCATAGATGGACAATTTGATATTGACAACATATCCATTAGTGGAAATGGTATAATTGCAACTAATTCAGGTGGGGGTATTAACATCAATCCAAATGCCACAGGACAGGTAACAATTGGAGGAACAGTTGTTCAAATCCCAGGTTTAATGGCCGCTACCGACATCAACGTTACATCAAATGTACTACTTGGTGCCGATTGTCTAATAACGACAAACGTTTCAAATGCAGATATTAATTTAGAAGCAAATGGTACAGGATCAGTGTATGTTGACGAGATTCGTATAAAAAATAATAACATCACCACCCACATAACAAATGCTAACTTAGAATTAAACACAGACGGTGCAGGTACAATAGAATTACAAACGAATACAAATGTAACCGGTAACTTGTCAGTGACTGGTTCATCAACGCTGGATGGTGTTACAATTACAGATAATACAATCAAGGCAAATGCCTCAAACGCAGATTTACAGATAGGTACCTCTGGAACAGGTGTTATAGATGTATTAACTGCCACGCAGACTACTGTGGGATCAGCGGGGGGTGCCAACGCACTGCCGGCCACTCCTACCGGCTACATCAAGATCAAGATCGCGGGCACAATGAGAGTGATACCATTCTACGACGAAGCGTAACAGCACGTAGAACATAGTCTCAAAGCAGGACAAACATGAAGCGACACCACGACAACAGAAGGGGAAGATCACCACGATCAGAGATCGCACGTCTGGAGGAGGCCATACGGCGTGAATCAGACAAGATCGAGCGTGAACGACTTAGACAGAACCTGGAACATTGGATTCGTACACAGAATAATAGCAGGTAATTGCCAATAAATACCCGTGTAAGGAGTATTTTAATGGCAACACCAGTGTGGACAACCACAGCAGGTAAAATTGCAACTATTGATGAAC